GTTCAAGCTGTAGTTCTCGACGGCTGCGGAGAGGCCAATCTCTCCGCAGCCGCTACTCCTGTTGTGAAAACCCGTAGGTAGATGGACCCGCGCTTTGGCGGGATGTGGATAGAGATGGCACAGGCAACGTATACGGTCCTTGTGAAGGTGAATGGCAGCACGCTCGAGGGCAGGTCTGTCAAGGTGAAGTGGGGCACGCCCACCCGCGAGCCTCAGCTTGCTGCTGGCGTCAAGGGGCGGCACTACACGGTGGTCCCCGAAAATTCGATGGTCACCGTGACCATCCTGCACCGGGACGGCTTCGATCTCGATGAGGCTCGCGGGTGGGAGAACGTCACGCTGGTCTGCGAGTGCGACTCGGGTCCCACGTACCAGATCGATGGGGCCTTCGTCTCGAACTCCATCGAGCTCTCGGACGAGGGTGGTGGGATCAACGTCGAATTCAGCGGGCCGCCTGCGGTCCAGATCTGAGGAATGGCATGGACATCTCGCTGGTGAAAGAGAAGCTCGGCCTGGACCTGTCCGCCTCGGACGTGGACGTCTTGGCGAAGATCCAGGACCTGCGGGCGCAATGCGGAGACGACGGCCCCGACCTCGACAAGGACTCTCCAGAGATCCAACTCATCAAGGCCGGGCAGCATGACTCGTGCTGCACGAACTCGGACGGGTCCATCACGGTCACGCTTGAGGTCCCGGTCGCGTTCGGGAAGTCGGAGCCGATCAGCGAGTTCACGTTGCGCCGCCCCAAGATGAAGGATCTCCGCAAGGCGGGGGACCGGACGTCGAATCCGGTGGCATACACGGCGACGATGATCGCCACTTTGGCGGGGCAGGCGGACAAGATCGTCGATGAACTCGATGGGCAGGACGTGGCTCTGCTCTCCCAGGTGGTGTCTTTTTTGCTCGGACGGCGCCCGCGGACTGGCAAGTAGCAATGGGGTTCCTGGTTCAGGAACTTCATTTCCAGCCGAGCGAGCTCTGGGAGATGGACGCAGAGGAAATCGCGTTCTGGTTGGACAGGCAGAAAGAGATCTATCAGCGGTCGATGAAGCAGGGTTAGTAGGTGGCAGCACGTGGGGCAGATGGTCGTTTCGTTGCGGGAGTTGATCTCACGCTGGAAGACCATGTCTCCGGTCCGATGAAGCGAATACTGCAGCTTTTCCCCGGGCTGGAGAAGGCAGGCAAGCGCACCGCAAAAGCGTTTGAGTTCGCGGCCAATGCGAAGCAGGCCGCCGATGGGATGAAGGGATTCCGCGATGGCATGGTGGGTGCTGTCTCGGCTCCCATCAAGAAGATGGTCGAGTTCGAGGACATCATGGCTCGGGTTAGGGCCAACACCTTCAATGGGGTGCAGACCGCGCAGACCCAGGCCGAGTTCAAGCAACTCGGGGAAACCGCCCGCAAGCTGGGGGCCGACACGAAGTTCTCCGGCGTCGAAGCGGCGGAGGGCCTGGATATCCTGGCGACCGCAGGATTCGACGCACAGGGCCAGATGGCCGCCCTTCCAGGGATCCTCGATCTCGCTGCTGCGAGTAATCAGAGCATCGCGGAAGCCGCCGAGATCAGCACCAGCGCCATGAGCCAGTTCGGCCTGAAAGCTACGGACTTGGGTCGCATCGGTGACGTGATCGCCAAAACGGCCCAGAGCTCGAAGACGGGGCTTCTCGACCTCGGAGAGGCGATGAAATACGCGGGTGTGTCCGCCAACAACGCGGGCGTCTCGATCGAGGAAACCACGGCGATGCTGGGCGCCCTGGGCGATGCAGGGGTCAAGGGTTCTGCTGCAGGTACAGCCTTGCGGTCGATCTTCTCGAGCCTCCAGGCGCCCAACAAGAAGGGACAGAGCGCGCTCGACTTCCTCGGGATCAACACCAAAGACAAGAGCGGCAACATGCGGCCCATCAACGACATCCTCAAGGAGATGGATGCCGCGATGGACAAGAAGTTCGGCAAGGACAAGAACGGCAATCGTCGCGCCACTTTGCTCAAGGGGTTGTTCGACGAGGCGAACGCCGCAAGCGCAAGCCTGATCATCGCAAAAGCGGGGACAGGTGCTCTCGAGGCGAAGATCAACGAGAACCTGGGGGCATCAGGGACAGCCGCCAAGGTGGCTGCGGACATGGGCAACTCCACGGCGGGTTCGGCCCGGGAGTTATCCTCGGCTATGGAAGAGCTCCAGCTCTCTGTGGGTGAGCTCCTCGTCCCCGCGGTGCGGGACTTCGTGGACTCCATGAAGGGAGCGGTGGAATGGGTGACGAGTTGGGCGAAGGAAAACCCGGAGTGGGCCAAGACCCTCGCCACTGTGGCCGGTGCTTTGACCGTACTCACCGTGGGGATCTGGGCAGGGACCACGGCAGCGGGTGCGGCGAGCACGGCTTTCGGGGTGCTGACGACGGTGTTCAACGTCCTCAAGATCGCCATGCTCACCAACCCCATCCTGGCGATCATGGCCGCGGTAGCTGTCGCGGCGGTGTTGATCTACCAAAATTGGGAACCGCTCAAGAAGTTCTTTCAAACGCACTGGAAGGCCATCGCCATCGTCTTTGCCCCTGTCATGATCGCCCTGGCGCCCATCATCGGCGCTGCGAAGCTGATCTCCGACAATTGGGAGCCGCTCAAGAAGTTCTTCGTCGACTTGTGGGACAGCATCACCAGCGGGTTCCAAGCTGCGATGAACTGGATCCTCGACAAGATCAAATGGGTCGGCGAGAAGGTGGAGGCATTCTCCATCGCGGTGATGTCCCCCGAGGAAGCGGCTGCCTACGCCGCAAACAAGGCCGCGCAGGTGCTCTCAGATGCCAAAGCGAACGGCACCTTGTTTGATGACGATTTGGATACCAGCCTCACCGGCCGCAAGGGAGGGCAGGCCGCTTTCGATGCGGAGCAGGAAAGGCGAAATGCCCAGTACGCCTTCGGAGAGGCCAAGAACGGCCTGAATTCGTTCCTTGGTGGAGGTCAAGCTGGCGCCGGACCAGCAGATCAGAACGTGGCACAGGGGCCCGCGCTCATGGCTGCGGATCCGACCGGGCCGACTTCGACGATCACCAAGGGGGACTTGCGGATCACCATCGACTCGGAGGGCAAGGTCACCAAGACGCAGCTCAAGACCGGTGGGGATAGCCCCTTCTCTGTTCGAGTGAACACAGGAGCACAGGCATAGTGGCCGACTGGCGAGACAGCCTGCTCCCAGGCTCGATCGGCGGGGTGCCGATGTTCATCAGCGAGGTGAAGAGCAGCGTTGGCCGCAGGACCACCTCGAGGGAACTGCCATTCCGGGACACTCCCTCTCGTGAAGATCTGGGCAAGCGGGCTCGGCGTTTCTCCGTGTCGGGGTTCGTGATCGGGCCGGGATACCTGGCCGAGCGGGATGCGGTCATCGACCTGTTCGAGACGAGGGGCCCCTGGTTGTTCACCCATCCATGGTGGGGCGAGCTGTCCGTCATCCTTGACGAGGGCGCGTTCCTCGACATCCAGGAGAGCGACAGCCAAGGAGGGTGGGCCCGGTTCAACTTCGCCCTGGTTGAGTCCGGCAACCCAGATGGCGCCAAGATCTCCGTGTCGACCTCTGCCGCGCTCTCCGTGGCGTCGCAGGCGGCGATTGCCGCCGTCAGCGCCGACACCCCCAAGAAGATGAAGCTGGGGATCGGCGCGGTGTTCTCCGCGGCTGCAAAGGCCGTGGGGAAGATCAGCGGGGCGATGTTGAAGTCGAAGCGCAAGGTGATGGGAGCCCTCGGGGTGTCCCAAGCGGCCGGGCTGTCCGATGCCTTGGCCGACCTCAACACCAGCGCCAACAAGCTCTTGAACACCCCCGCGGAGTTGTTTACCACCCTCAACGGCCTGGTAGCTGCGCTGAAAGCCATCTTCACGGACACATCAGCCGCCGACGAGGACAGCCCGAATGCCGCATACCCAGGGGGCGGCAAAAAGATTCGAGCCGAGGCCGCGATCGCCATGGCTGAGGAACTGGCGGAGGTCGACACGGTAACCCCACCACCTTTCCCGGGAGGCCCAGTTGATCCCGATGCCCAGGCAGCCGAGAAGGCCATCTCGAAGGCTGTGGGCGTCATGGTGGTGGCGCAGACGATCGACCTGTTCGGGTCCTCCCTCCCCGTCGAAAGCGCCGACCAGGCCGTGGAGGCGCTCACCAAGCTGGGGAAGCTGGCCGACCAGATCCTGCTCGACACCGAGACCTCGGACGACCTGTTCGTGGCGATGAGTGACCTACGGGCAGCCTTGGACGCCCACCTGGCGAGCCTCTCCGCGAGCCTTCCGCAGGTCCAGCAATATATCCCGCCCGCTTCCATGCCGGCCTTGCTGATCGCTTTCAACCTGTATGGCGACCCCACCCGCGACCTCGAGATCGTCGGCCGCAACGGGGTGCGGGATCCAAACTTTGTTCCCGGCGGCGAACCCTTGGAGATTTTGGTCGATGTCTGACCTCGTGCTCCGCCTGGATGGGTTCGATGTGGAGGGATGGACCAGCGTCCAGGTCACGCGCTCGCTCGATGCGCTGGCGGACACGTTCGATCTGCAGCTCACCACGGCCGCGTCGAGCAAGCCCCCACCCGTCGACATCATAGAGGGCCAGGCATGCCAAATCCTCTACGGGGATGAGGTCTTGTTGTCGGGCTACATCGACACGATGGACCTCTCGTATAACGCCACGAGCACGAGTCTGACCGTATCCGGGAGGAGCAAGGCCGGGGATCTGGTGGACTGCACGGCGATCAAGCCGGGCAAGGTGACAGGGGGCTCGTGGCGGAACACCCCTTTCCTGACGATCGCCAACGACATCACCGAGCCGTTCGGGATCACCTGCTTCTGCGACCTCGGGGACCCGCTCGAGTCACACTTCAAGCTCACGGAGGGGGAGAGTTGCTTCGATGCCCTTGAGCGGTTGGGCAAGGATTACGGCCTCCGGATCGTGTCATTCGCCGACGGTGACATCCAGTACACCCGGGCGGGCATCGAGACCCTCGTCGACGTCGTCATCGAGTCGGGGATCAACGTGGTGTCCGGAGGGGTCACCCGTTCCTGCGCCGAGCGCTTCTCGGACTACCTCTTCAAGGGCCAATTGAAGGCCGACGATGACAACGAGGGCGAAGTCAACACGTCGCACCTCGTGCAGGATGATGGCGTGGGCAGGTATCGCCCGCTCTTGATCGAGACCGACGAGCAGGTCAGAAACAGCAAAGGCCAGTTCACGAATGGCAAGAACAAGTCGCCCCTGCAGCTCCGAGCCGAGTGGGAACGCAACACCCGGGCCGGTCGTTCCCGACAGCTCACCTATGATGTCTGCAACCCTGATGACCTTTCCCTGTCCTGGGAAATGCCAGGACACGGGGCCCTGTGGAGGCCGAATATCATCGTCACGGTCCTGGACGACTTCCTGCAGATCGATGGCCAGTATTTGGTCACTTCCGTCACTTTGGTACGGGATGGCTCTGGGACCCGTACCTCGTTGTCCCTGACCTTTCCCGAGGCATACGAGACGGAGCTCCCGCCGAAGAAAAAGAAGAAGAAGGGGTTTAGCTGGTGATGTTGGGTCTTGATGCAGTTCGGCAGGTGGTGAAAGCAGCTGTAGATCCCCTCCGGGCACGTGCTCGGGGGATGGTCCGGCGCGCCGTCCTGCGTGCACTGGTCAACGATGGGGGGCTCGCACAAGGCCAGTTCGAGCTCACGAAAGACGAGTTGGCCGACGGTGTGGAGATGGCCTCTTGGCCTGGTATCTCGATCCGCCCAGCTCCTGGATGCGAGGCCATCGTCCTCTCGATCGGAGGCAATCCGAGCAATCTGATCGCTATCCCGAACCAGCGGGCGAAGCGGCTCACAGGTGAAGATCTTGAACCTGGCGAGGTGGCCCTGCACATCGGAGTTTCCGAGCAGGTGGTCCGCCTCAAGAACGACGGAACCGTCCTCCTGAAGTCCGGGGAGCAGGGGGCGACCCTCACCCTGAAGCCGGATGGGGACGTGGTCCTCGACGTCCCCACGGGCGCCAAGATCTTCTGGGGGGTGGACGGCGCCACCCATCCCATCGCCCTCGCCGATGAGGTGGACGCGATGCTTGCAACGATCAGGACGCAATTCAACGCGCACAGGCATTTCTCGACGGGCCTCTTTGATTCGCTGGCGGCTCCTGTAACGGGCACAACAGGTGCACCTACCCCGCCCTTGAGCGGTATCTCTACGGTTGCCTCAGACACCATTTTCGGAGTTTCGTGATGATCGCGCTGCGATGGGACAACAGCATCGGCAAGGCCCGTCTGGTGCGGGACGACCTGGGCTCCCTCGAGGTCGATGCGACGCTCGAGACCCCGGTACTCATCAGCCTGTTCACGGACAGCGAGGCCACCACCCAGGAGATCAAGACGGCCGGCCTGGATCGTCAACAGGGGTGGTGGGCGGATGCCGATGCTCTACGCGCACCTGGTGCCCGGCGCATGGGCTCAAAGCTCTGGCTCCTCTCGCGGGGCAAAACCACGCTCGAGACCTGCAGGCGCGTGGAGGGCTACGTCAAGGAAGCCCTCCAGTGGCTGGTGGATAGGGGCCTCGTCGCAACGATCTCCGTGGTCGCCTCCCGTCCCCGCATCGGGATCGTGGCCCTCGACTTGACCTTGACCCGCCCCTCGAAGCTCCTGCCCGCATACAGGCGCCTGTGGGAGATCCGCAACGATGCCTTTCTGTAGCCCTTGGTAACCCATCATGCCCTTTTTCCGTCCATCCGTTGCACAGATCCGCAAGCGCCGCATCGCGGATTACGAGTATGAGCTGGGCTCCCAAAGCGCTCGACTTGAGGGGACGGTCGAGCATGCCCTTGCGACGAGCGGTTCGGGCGCGGCCCATGGCCTCCATGGCCATCTCGATGATGTCTCGAAGAACGCATTCCCGCACTTGGCCGATGATGAGAGGCTCCGGCAGTGGGCGAGCTTCTATGGAGTGTTTCAGATCGAGGCCGTCCGCTCCGTAGGCGGCGGTTTGTTCTCGCCATCAGGTCCTCTGGACACGCTTTTGCCGGTCGGAACAATCGTCACCCGCGCGGACGGCGGCGAATATGAGGTCCTCGCGGACACGATAATCCTCGCGGCCGACCTGGTCACCGAGGCACCGCTTCGCGCGAGAGCAGCAGGAGCTGCTGGAGATCTCGGAGCGGGATCCATCCTGACCCTGCAAAGCCCGATCGCGGGATTGCAGTCGAGCGCCGTTGTGGGTACGAGCATCGAAGGTGGGCTGGATGAGGAAAGCTCCGCAAGCCTCCGCACGCGCCTCTTGGCTCGGCTTTCGCAGCCCCCGAAGGGTGGAGGGCCCGGGGATTACGCGGGGTGGGCGAAGCTGGTGCCCGGAGTTACTCGTGCGTGGGAGTACAAGTGGGCGCCCAAGGTGGGCTACGTGACTGTGTTGGTTATGCGGGATTTGGATGCCGACCCATTCCCGGACGTCAACGAGGTCGCAGCCGTCCAAAGCAAGCTCGAGGAGTTCGCGCCGATCATCGCCCCTCCACCGATCGCAAAGGCCCCCACGCCGCTACCCCTCGCCCTGGAGATCGAATTGACGCTCGAGGCGAACTTCGACCTTACTACCGTCAGGAGCGCCATCTACCAGAGCATCCGCGACATGCTGGCGACGCGGTTTGTCCCGCTCGCGGTCGATGGGGTCCTCTACAAGAGCTGGTTCTCCGAGGCTATCTCCTCCACGCCTGGCGAACTGGATCACAAGCTCACGGTCCCTGTGGGCGACCAACCCGTCCTCGCCTGGGAACTGCCTGTCCTCGAGGACGGTGGCATCACCTGGACCTGACCTATGGCCCTCTATTCGACAGCGCTTTCGAGAATCCTGCCTGCGGGCACCGATGCCTATCTGGCCCTGCTCATCGTGGCGCCGGAGCTCGATGGCCTCCACGAAGAGGAAGCCAGCTACCCCGGATATGCGCGCATCCTGCACACTGCGTGGGCGACTCACCAGGACATGGTCGACGGGAGTTGGTACCTCTCAAACACGGGGTCCGTGGTCTTTCCTGCAGTCTCGGGGAAGTACGTGTATGCCGTCAACTGGGGCATCTACCCGACCTCTGTGGGCGGGTCGCTACTCGCGTCCGGCCCTCTCCTGGACGCTTTTGGGACGCCCTCGCCCGCATACCTGCAGGGCGGCGATCAGGCCCGGTTCCTTGATGACACCCTGCGGATCCGGAGTGGTGTGTAATGCCGATCCTGGACGTCTACGGGGAGATCAGCCCGCAGTCGGAGCTGATCCTCGACATCACCAGCGAGAAGTTCTCGCCGCTGGTGCTGGACTTGCTTCCATATGGCCATGCCTGGGACCGGGAAGACCCCCTCCTGCGCCAGTTGGTGACCGCCGAAAGCATCGAGCTCAGCCGCGTGGACGTTCGCGCCAGAGCCCTCGAGCGGGAGACGATCTCCAGTACATCGGACTCGGTCCGGACATCTTGACCTGCATCGATGACTGCATCGACGTCGTCACGGACGAGGCTTTTGTCTGGCATCTGGCCACAAACCATGGCGAAGATGATGCCTTGCTTGAGTGCTTTGTCGCCAACAACGCGCTGCTGATCTCGTTCCCCATCGTCCACTACCTGTGGGAGTCGGTGACAATCGCGGGTGCGTGGAGCTTTCGGGGCATCGCCTGCAACAGCAAGGGCTTCAGCGTGGTCGTTGGTCTTGCTGGCCACGGCTACCGCTCGGGGGCGGATATCACCGTGTGGACCGAGATCGTCGCTGGGTTCGGGACCCACGACGTTCGTGCCGTCTGCGCCATCGACGATGTGTTCGTGGTAGTGGGGGCCTCCAACCTGGACGCGCGCTACTCGCTCGACCACGGGGTCACGTGGACTCCATCGGCCCTGTTCGCGGGCAACCAGCTCAACGGCCTCAGCAGGGGGCCGGAGGTCGACGAGGTTGCCGTCGCTGTTGGCGCTGGCGGCGAGATCTGGAGGACGGCGAATGCGGGGCAGACCTGGACCTCGATCGCATCCCCAACAGCTTTCACACTTCTGTGCGTCGCATCGTGCGAGGGCGCCATGCTCGCGGGAGGTGTCTCGGGGATCCTAATCCGATCCACGAACAACGGCCTTGCGCCTTGGTCGTTTATTGTGGTCGCAGGGCTGGGCCAGAATGTGCGGGGCGTAGCGGGCAAGGGGGAGGTGGCCGTGTTCGTCTGCGATTCTGGCTTGATCTACCGCTCGACGGATACGGGTGCGACTTGGACGCAGGTGTCGTCGCCGGTGAACACGGACCTGTACGCGGTCGCGGCCTCATCTTCCGGTCGCTGGACGGCTTGCGGTGCCGGCGGGGTGATCGTTCAATCGCTGGATGATGGTGTGACCTGGACGCTGCAGGACAGCCAAGGTGTGACCGCCGACCTGTATGCGGCCTGCGATCATTATCCCGATGGGTTCGCCTTGGTTGCTGGCGACAACTCGACCTTGATCACGGAGTAGGAAATAGATGCTGACGTACAACATCCAGTTTGAAAAGAGCGAGGTCTGGCAGCAGAACCCCGCCACCTTGCGGTGGGGTTTCGTGATGGTGCCCGTGTACACGATGGAGCAGTTCGGGGGGCTCGAGCAGGCATTGCAGGAGGGGCTGGGCGAGGCTTTTGAGCTTTTCGAGGTCCTGGACCAGCCCGGCCAGCAGATGACGCGGCTCACCTACCACGGGATCCTCGAGGGAGAAGTCGAAACCCATCGCTACGATCAGATCGAGGGCATCTACAACACCTGGATCGCGGCACAAGTGGGAGGCTGAATCATGGGCGCAATCATCGACACGGCACATCGGCAGATCGGCAAGTTCGGCGTCGGCCCTTACGGGGAGGTTCTGGACGGATTTACCTCGGGCAACATGGCCGGCGGGGTTCTACCCACCGAACTCAGCGCGGACTGGTGCGACGGCATCCAGATGGAGATCGCAAACTGCACTTTCCAGTGGTCGCCTTTTGCCCTGACCTCGGCTTACACGGACCTGGGCCTGGCGCTGGATTACAGCCACATCAATCGAAGGCCGACCAGACAGAGCAACCCCGTCTTCACTTTCAGGTCGCAGAGTGATGCGGCCCTTGCGGGAAATAACGGAGTGAACTGTGGGGCCCGGGAGAGGACTCTTTACACCTCGGCTGCGGCTTCGGGGAGCGTGAACAACGCCGGGATCTTGTCGATCCCGACCAATACTCAATGCTTCTGCGAATTCCGGGGCGTTGTTACTCAGTCGGATGCAATAACGACGAACTACGCCCATTTCCATTTTCGGGCTGCCGTACGCAATTCAGCAGGCGTGGTGACGATCCAGGACCAGGCATCCGTGTACACGTACACGCCTGGGATTATTTATACTTTTCTCGTCACAGTCACCGGGGCGAACGCGATCATGCGGGTCACGGTGCCGGCGGTCCCCGCGGCCAAAGTCCACAACATCATGGTCCACTCCACCATGGTTACTGTGACCGCGACCTCGTAACCGCCTCGAATTGAAGAAGGCCCGGAGGAGATGATCCCCCGGGCCTTCTTCGTTGATTCTGCTGGTTAGTTCTCGCTTCCCGGCCACACGCAGATCTTGTTTTCCCTGGCTTCCCTGCAGGCCATCCCTTCGGGGCATTCCACACGGCCCTGTTGGACGTAGACCTCGCTCGGGACCAGGGTCATCCCGGACAGCCACTGCATGCCCTTCTGGGTGGGCCGCCACTGCCCGCTCCTGGTTTGCCCGTGGCCGTCCCGCTTCACGTGGAGGAGCTCCTCTGCGAGGCCCCACAAGGCCAGGCGAGCATGCAGCCCACGGTACTGGTAGGCCGGGATCTTGGCGAACACCTTCCCGCCGTCGGTCACCCTGGCGATCTCCTCAAGCGCGTCGGAGAGGGTTGGGGTCAGGCGCTCGACCCTCGGCTGAGGGAGGGGCTGTTCACATGCAGGACAGCAGAGCTTCGTGGGCTTCATCTCGAGGAGATGGCCTTCGAGAGAAACCAGGTATCGAGCCCTACTCGTCGAATTCCAAGATCGACGCGAGCATCGAGTCTCCAGGGAATCTCATGTCCTGGTCCGCTCATGGCAAAAAAAGAGGCCCGGGGGAAGGAGGGACCCCCGAGCCTCAAGGCCACCCTCGCCGACCTCTATCTACTCAGCTCGAAAAAGGGATGCTGCGAACACCAGCTCTCCGCCTCCCAGGAGCCGGGATTGGATGCCGTCCCTTGCATCGTCCAGAGCGATCAGGGCATCACCGGGCGTGGGATACTCGCCAGTTAGGGTCTGGGCGAGACTGGTTGCTTTGGCTCGATGGCCCTTTCCTTTGACCTCGTAATGCAGGGAGAAGTCGCTTTGAGGGGAGGTCAACCAAACCGAGGTTGCGACGGTGGAGGTTTCCCCGAGTTCGGCTACGAGGTGGATCGGCATGTTCAAGCCTCCACCGCGTTGATCAAAGCCACGTGCGCGTCCCTGCAGTCATCCCAGGAGAGCTCCTTGCCCGGGGTCTGCGAACACATGCGGGTGCACAGGGTGGCCCTGTAGAGGTCGAGCTGGGCCGACGTGGAGAGGCTTGACATGTGGAAGGAGCCCGCGCGCTTGTTCGTGTCGGCGACGATCTGGTCGGCGAGCCAATGCCCGGTGTTTGCTTTGGATGCCATGGTCAGCACCCCCTCGTCGGGGATGCCTTCAAGGCAACGCGGAACACCTGGCCACACTCGAGCAGCAGCCTCCCATCCTTACCCTCGAAGCGCGCCTGTACTTCGCGCCAGTCCAGGTGATCGAGGACCCACTGGCACTCGCGGCTGATCTCCGGGGAGAGCATGTCGCGCATGTACTCCTCGATCGTCGGATAGACGCCCAAGAACTCCACCCCCTCGGGAAGGGTGTCACGGGCGAGCTGGGCTTGCTCATCGTCGCCCAGGTCGACGTCGACTTCGACCTCGTCAGCGGGGTCGTCAGCGTCAACCTTCGGCACGTCGGCGTCGGTGTTGGGCACGGTGCTCGTGACGGAGAGTGGGAGCGCAGGGTTCGGGGGCTCGGTCGTGGTGCGATACATGTCGTTTTTATAAATTGAACATGTCTTCTTTAAGTTCAAGACTTACCTGTTTTTGTAGGTGCACGCACCGAACCGCGCCCCGCTACACTGCGCCGCGTGTCATCCGACTCGGATGAGCCCAAGTGGGCCACCACGGAGCAGGTCATGGCGGCCGCTGGCGTCGGCAAAGCCTCGGTGTTCCGCTGGGCCAAGCTGGGCGTTATGCCAGCGTTCGAGACCGTTTACGTCCGGGGGAGGTATGCGAGGTGGCCACTCCATGCTCCTGCCCAGGCCGCGTGGGTGGACGGAAAACTACAAGCGGGGTGGACCTTTGAGGAGATCCGGAAGGCGCTGGCGAGAGGGGAGTTCAAGCCTTAGCCGTGTATCCGTTCAGCGCTGTACGGATGTTGCTGACTTTCTTTCGCGGACGATCAAGGCTGCATCTGCAAGCTCCTGCTTGCCTTGGTGGCGAGCACTGCCACCTCGGAGGAACAAGACCATGAAGATCGATCTGAAGAACCTTCCCGAGCCCCCTTTCAATTTCCCCCACCGCTGCTTCTCGCTCAGCGTGCGCATCCGGGCCGCACTCGCCGTGCTCGAAGGACCTGAACCATGGGGACGGTTAGAGCCGAAATCGGCTCCCAGGGCGTTGGCATACCACCAGCTCCGTGAGCTCGCAGAAGAGGCCCACTACCTGTTCCGCGACAGCGACTCCGAAACTGCACCTTACAAGGATGCACTCGCAGCGATCTTGGGCACGCGGAAGTCGAAGATCGTAGAGATCCGCGAGTTCGACAACGCAGGGCTGTGGACACGTGAGCCCCTGCCGCGCGAAGAATTTGTGCACGCCGACATCTCGTTCTTCAAGCAGAGGTACTTGGACTACACCGAGAAGCTCGAGAAACTCGGACTCTACTTCTTCCACATGATGCAAGCGGTCAACGGGAAGAACCTTCCAGAAGACTACGAGGTAGAGGTCAAGATGCCCGAGGCCGGGTGGACACCCGTCCTTCCGCCGTAGCGCTTCGCTCCCAGCGCCGCTTGTCTTCGGTGATCGAGTTCGCCGCCCGCGGACGTGAAGGGCAACTCCACTGCCTGCCCTTCACCTTGCCGCTCTCGATCCACCCGGCCCCTCGAAGAGAAGCGCCGGCCTCGGACTCGAGCGTGTAGCTGATCATCCTCGTGTACCCGAGGCTTCGAGCCGCTCGCCAGCACGCCCCGTAGACCTGGGAGCACGCGTTCGGGTGGCCTTCAAGCACGGCAACCCGGGTGACCTCGGCTGTGAAGCCATCATCAAGAGCGCGGGCGACAGGGCGGCCGACGATGGCAACTCCGATCATCTGGTTGTCCTCGAGCGCCAGGGCGATGGCGAAGAGCCCGCCTTGAGGAGGTCGATGATGGCGGTGATGTTCGGCGACGAAGGCCCGGGCGGCCTTGAGGGTGCAGGGGATGATCTTCACCCCGAGCGCGAGGCGATGCAGCTGTCAACGACGGCGTAGACCGTGGGTGCTCGACAACACCGACACCACCCGTGCCCATCTTGCTGCAGCTCTCTCCACGGCGGTCCCCTTCTTGATCGAGGACCTGCGCCACCAACCCTTCGAGAAGATCCACGAGCGCGCTCGAGAGGCCGCCCAGGTGGTGGCCGAGAAGGGCGACATCATCTTGTTCCGATCGAAGAAGCCCGGAGCGACTGCTGCAGCGTTCGCAGCTTTGGCTGAGGGTCTTGCTTGCCTCGCGTTCTGTCCCGGAGGGGTCACGTTCCTGGGCTTGAAGTTCGAGGCCCGTGCTACTTCACCCGCACCATGAGCGACGAGACCAGCACCACCGAGCCCTCCTTGCAGGAGCAGATCGAGGAGGCGATCCGGAGGTCCGAGGAGGCCGAGCGCGAGGGCCGGGAGTGGCTCGCCAGGGTGCTCTCCGGCGAGGTCGATCCGATGAAGGACGGACCCTAATCCATCGCTGCCACCCGCCCTATCTCGGCAGAAATTCAGGCTTCCCGAGGCATCCCAGGGCTTCCCGTGGTGCCGGGTTGGTGCCAATATCCCTTTCCGCTCCGGGTTGAAGAACGCGGTTATACGGCCGTTTGAGGGGCCCGGAGCGGAAGGAATCCATGTCCCGCATCGCCAAGAGCCACGTCAACGCCGCGTTCGAGTGGGCCGCCGCCCAGATCACCGAGGCCGGCGGCCGCGACGGAATCACCAGCCGCGCCGAGATCCGC